TCCGTTTGAAATACCTGTCATTGTTTTCTCGAATGCAGGACCGTCAATTGCATTAATTGTTGCAAAATCAATTGATTCAATAGGCGCTAACATTTCTTTTAGTCCCTCGAATGGACCTTTTGCTTGTTGCGCTTCCTTATCTGTGAAGAATGCAACAATCATATTCTTCATGTTAGTCAGGCCTTCAGCGACTTTAGCAGCGCCTAATGATATTAGCATAGTAGCCATACCACCACCTAAACCTGCCATACCTAACCCTAGGCTTGCAAAGTTGCTTCCATCAATGCCGTTAAATCCTTTTAACCCATCAGCGATATTAATCATGATGCTTTTAAGGCCGGAACCGTCAGCGCCAACTAAACTTGCAACGCCACCGCCCATTGCTATGCCTGATATGAAGCCACCGAGACCTAAACCGATTGCAGTCGCACCTACTGCTGCTAATCCTGCATATGCAGCGCCGCCAGGAACAGCGCCAAATATTGCCCCTGCTGCGAATAATCCCGTCAACCCTAACAATTGCCCGTCTGAGAATGCACTCAACCCTTCAGCAATATTTGTTGCAACTGTTTTAAATCCTGCGCCGTCAAATCCCGCAAGTTCTGCTAATCCTCCACCTGCTGCGATACCTCCAACGAATCCTCCAATACCTGCACCGATAGCAGTCATACCAACTGCCATTTTAAACGCACCACCTAACCCGGCGAATGCGGCAAACAATCCGCCAGCAGCAAGCATTCCACCTAATACTTTTGCAGTATCACCGGACATTGAACCGGCAAATGCTTCTAATCCTTTACCGACATTTTCTGCTTGAGTAGGAAAGTTAGATAAGTCAAGATTCATAGCATCTATTGCTGTACTAGATGCTGCCAATCCGCCAATGAATCCACCTATACCTAAACCTATAGCAGTCATGCCGACTGCTGCTAATCCTGACTTTTTCGCACCAGCAAAAGCGCCAAACAGTGCACCTGTACCGAGCAATCCTGCAAGAGCTGTTCCATTACTTAAATTAAATTTAGATAGACCTGTGGCAAGATTGCCCATTAATGAAACAAGGTGTTCGCCCGTTCCTAATTTACGTGCAGCTGCATCAGCGACTGCTAATCCACCAATGAATCCGCCTATACCTGCGCCAAGTGCTGCAAGACCCACACCTGCGCCAGCAAGTTTCATGAATAGTCCTAGGCCGCCGCCGATACCCTTTTCGACTCCACGAGAAACGCCGCCACGGATTGTTGTGCCTTCTGAATCTGCAAGTCCTCTTACAGGCTTTTCTTTTGTAGAGAAAAACTTTGCAAAGAAACCTTTCTGTGCTGTCTCGCCTAATTTTTCATTTCTTACAGCATCTTTTCTTTGCTCTGCCTGATTAGACATGAAGTTAAATAGCGTACTGTGAATAGAGTTTAAATGCGTGTTCGTTTGATCCAATGATTTGACCATTGAATCTAATGCAGGTGTCAACGAGTTAAGCGTTTCCTTTGATAAGGTTACAACTTGTGGTGTGGGGCGTTTTTTAGGCGGTTTTTGTGCCATTTACTTAGTCCTTAAATTTACTATCGATCCAGCATTTACCATAGTAAAGGATACCTAGCCAGACGGTGAACAATACACCGTCAAGGTATGATAATGAATTCCACGCTTCAACAGGATCCATTTTATTTCTTCTTCATTGCTTGTGTGCCGAAGAAAGCAGCAACGATACCAGCAACAGCAACAAAGTATGTTGGTGCCATATCGCCTAATGTTTCTTGTGCTTGATCTAATCCTGCCATAGAAGCGCAAACAACTGCGAATGGATACAATAGCATACCTCCTAATGAAAACCATGCCATGTTACGCTGTGCATCACGCATAGCATCAGCATCTTCTAACTCTTTGCGCTTAAACTCAAGATACATTTGCTCTTCTGCGTCACTTACCTTACCATCGCCGTTTGAATCAGCGGGATGATATACTTTAACTTGTTCGTCAGACATTACATCTCCTTACATTGCGTTCTTTTCTTGTTGTTTAGAATCTTCAATAAACTGTAATAACATATCAAGGTAAATATCCCTCTCATATGGTATTAGGTTTTCTATTTCGCTTATCTGATATTTATAATGTTGAGCCAGTGCAAACACGTTTTGATAATATAATGCTAACGTGTTATGGACCAACATTAAGTAAAAAAAGTGTCCATCCCCTCCATATTGAAGGTTTTGTCTTTTCCAGTATTATCTGTATAATTTACAGAGTATTTCATTTTAGGACTTGTAGCAAAAAACTGTTGTAACTGTTCCACTGTTGATGTTGTAAATTGCTCTACAAACTCTTCAATCTCCTTAGGAGAGAAGTCGCTAAAGCTGTATACTTCATCAGTAGTGCTGTCAACTAATGTTTCGATACATGCTACCATCGTATTAAACAATATATTCGCCTCTGATTCACCTTCAACGTCTTGCAACCCAGCAAGTTCATTGATAGTAGGATATCTCATCATCATAAAGTATTGATCGTTTAGTTCAACTTTTTTTACGTGATCTGGGTCACGAGTTATTTGTATTTCGTCAATATCAACCTTTAATTCTACTTCTTCTTCTGTGTCAGGATCTTGAATCGTAAATTTAATTTCATTGTTGACTGACTTTGCTCTGACCTGCAACATAATGTATTCAAGGTCAAATACTGACAGTGTATCAACGTCAACATCTTGACAACAATTGTTAACAATTTGTTTAACTGCAAGAACAATTTGTTCTATATCACCCGACTCACGAGCGATTAAAAGAACTTTTTCCTCTTTAACAGTGAAAGGTCTAAAGGTAATCTTTTTTTCCGTAGAAGGAACAGTGAGTTCGAATAACGGTTGATCAATCTTGGGTAATCCCATATTATACTCCTATAAAATAATCAAAATGGAAGCGTATCTAATAATCTTCCTACATTGTTTGTCTGTGTAATCAAGTCCTGTACATTTTTAGGTTTCTTAATCGATTTTATTTGTTGTGCTACACTATTTATAGAGGACAAGAAACCTAGCAGACCTATCGATGAATTAAAACCCTCTACATTACCGTCTTTTGCTCCAGAGACAGTGAACGAATCATAAGCAAAGTTAACTGTTATTGTCATAACCTCTGCGCCATTCTCCCATGCAACTTGAACGCCGCCTACGGATACAGGAAATGCACCATTAAATTTGTAATTGTATGTGATTTCTTCTTGATTGTAAGAATATACAACAACTTCTAATACAGATGAATAATCATCATGAAAATTATATTCGTATAGTTTTCGACCATCATCACTTGACTCTAATACTCCTCCGCCATTGCCATGATTGAATATACTTTGATTCCATTGATGAAATAATCTTTTGATAGCAAAGTTTGAATCAACCATAAACACGACAGGAACAATCCCGTTTTCCATTGCTGTTGCACGTTTTTGTGAGGTGCCATGTCCCTGTGTTTTAATATCTGTCACGTTAACTTCAAGGTCAGGTAATTGCGCTGAGCGACAAAAGAAAGGAACGTCTTGAATCGGCAATATATCCTTACCGGATTCAGGTGGACCCATTGCATCAGTCATTGCACCTGGCAATGTGAACCTTGCAACAAATAAATTATTAACAGCAACACCATGCTTAGTTAGTTGCGATGAAAATTCTGATACGTTAAATGTCATGCTAACCTCTGATAGCTTTTCTTGAATCTGCGAATACAGTTGCTTTTGATGCGCCAACAAATCTTTCTGTCGGCAAAAATAATGCTATATCCCACTCTGAGGGATACACATATAAAAATTTACTTGTTACTTGTGAGGTTAGATAACGCTTAACACAAGGTTTGAAAGGACCATATTTTGCTGCTTTGTCCAATATCTGATATGATATTCTTAATTTTGTTGACTCATCATATTTTGTATTGTTAGCAGTATCATACAATGCGTCCATCAACTTAGCACGTAATTGTAAAGGCAGGTAATGCATGTTTAATCCCATGAACCCACCAGGTACCTTCTTATACGGGAAGATCAAGGGCAATCTATCATAGTATGGCAATGTTGCTCTGTGCTTTGCAACGTATTCCATCATATACATGCCACCTACAAGAGGTTGAGACATCATTCGTTGCTTATCACTTTTCTTGCCAAACAACTGATTCTCGTTTACTCTTTTATATGATGCTGCTGTATTACGATACCAATTACGTGCCTTCTTTTCTCGTGCAGGAACCTGTCCAGCACGAACACCCTTGGTTAATATTTCATCAAACAGTGATGCCATTAGATCTCTACAATACCTGCTTTGAGTAAGTGTCCTCTGTTCTCTAAATGTTCAAAAACAATATCTTGTTTGCTTTGACCATGATAAGGAACAGCATGATGCTCTTCAATCATAATTTTTGTGACTGGACGCCATGCATCTGTAGTTGCATCATAGACATCAAAGTCACCAAGGATACGACCAAACTTACCCTTCATATCCTCACCCTTCTTACTGATCTGTGTACGTAACACTGGGTTAGGACCTAATAATTCTTTGAGGCGTGCTTTTGCCGCCAATCCAAATTTCTTTTCAACCTTGTCTCGTGTACGTGATTCAGGAGTATCGATACCCATAATTCTTACACGTTCTTTCTTCAACCAAACACCAAAACCTAGATCAATATCTACATCTACAGTATCACCGTCAACAATTTTTACTACTTTACATTTATAATCATACATATTATTTTATTCCCAGATGGTCCTCGTGCATTATTTGAAAGCGATACCCTCTATCAATACAATATTCTTGTGCTGCTTTCCACTTTGCGCTATTGATACCCCAATCTTTTACTTCACGAATATAACGCTTTGTTGGTTTTGCACCTGACTTTTTAGGCACAGGAGGCGAGCATTGATATTTTGGTTTCACTTCTATTAAAATTTTTTCTTTCTTGTTATCTTTATTTATCATTTCCACATAGAAATCAGGAAAATATCTGTGCATCTTTCCATCAATAGGTGAACGATACGGAATAATAATTTCTTCACTGTTCCATAATAATACGCCAGGATGTTTATCAAGATAGGACATTAATTTTAATTCCCAACCACTACGATAAATAATATTTGTCGAATCACCTCTATACTTCTGTGGGTGTCGAGGTTTAAATTTTCCTTGCATCAAAGGCATTATACATTACTCATATAAATAAAGTTATCACTTTATGTATTTATACAGGACAAAAGTAAATGGCAAAGGAAAAATCGACTACACCTAAGGAGCAGTCGGATAAGAACAAAGAGGCAGCAAAGACGAAACAATTTAAGTTTCCTTCGAATTTAGGCACTCACCAGATGATCATAAAATTTTATGAGTACAATTACAGTGCGATTAAAAAAGGATCATCTGATTATGGCGTAAAAGCATCTATTGCATTGCCTCTCCCGCAAAATATTGTTGAATCATCTAGATTAGAGGTCGGCGGTTCACAAATAGGTGTTATTGGCGCTGCTACAGCAGACATTGCTGGTGCGTCTATGGGCGGAGATATTATAGAAAATATCAAATCAGACGCATCTTCTGCAAAAGAGGGAGCAACAGGATTTGATGGAGCATCTGTTTTAGATAGAGTGAAGCAAGACATAGGTGGGGCAGTTGCGGCAGGTGGCAACTTAGCAGTATATTTAG